GCGTGTCCTCGTCGGCCTGGCCGGCCTGGGAGAACATGAGGTAGGGCGGGTCGCCGGCAGGCCCGAGGAGCGGCCAGGCGTCGCAGCCGGTGGCCGACTCCAGCGTCTCGCGGAGCCAGGTCTGGATCAGAGCGTCGCCGGAGCCTGGCATGGGTTAGCCCCTGTATCCCTGGTTCTTGCCGGCGGCGATCTCGGCCGCGGCCTTTTCGATCGCCGCCGCCAGTTCGGTCGCGAGCTTCTGGGCGCTTATGGGCCCGAGTCGTGCCATCGCCTGGCCGATCATGTCGTAGGCGCGCACGCCGTTCCTGGTCCCGTAGTTGAGCCAGATCGCCTTTCTGTCCTGGCCCTTGAACCGATACCCGAGCACTCCCCAGACAAAGGCGCCGAAGTCTTTGTTGTTTCCCGTCTGGCCGACCTTGACGGTCACGCTCCGGCGCAGTTCGCCGGTCGACCTCGCCTTCTCGCCCTTCCTGCGGCGGCCTCGCCGGGTGCCGACCGGTGGCGTCACGCTCCGCAAGATCGGCACGCCGGGCTTCAGTGTCCGCCGCATCGAGGCCTTGATGTGCTTCTTTGCAATGTGCCGCGGCATCGCCTTGAAGGCTTTCATAAGCCCCTGGATGTGCCGGTCGGCGTCGTAGGAGTTCGGCTCAAAGTTGGAGTTCCACGATAACGAGATCATGCTGCCTGCTCCTCCACGGACAACTCCATCGCCTCGCGGAATCCCTGCTCGATCACGCCCGAGATGTAGAGCAGGCGGTCGTCCCGCGAGATCCACCGCAGCCGCCAATTCGCCTGGAGGCCCGGGTAGTAGCGGATCATGACGGTGGCCGAGGTCGTGCCGCCCACCTGCCCGCGGCGGGCCTGCTCGTTGTAGGACAGGGCGTCGTAGGAGCCGAACGTCCGGCCGACCTCCGTCCACTCCTGGACGAGCTCGCCCACGGCGTTTCGCGTCTCCGTTGGAGACTCGACCGCGAACAGCTCCCGCATCCGGCCCGAGGCGACGACGCCCATCACCAGGCCCCCGAATGGCTAGAGGAGGCGAGGAGGGCGTCGAACGCCTGCGGCAGTTCGACCGAGCCATCCTCCGCGACGATCCCGCGATTCTTGAACGTGTGCTCGACGAACATCAGGAGGGCCGCCTTTACGTTCGGCTCGATCGGGTCGCCCGGCTCGACGCCGCCCCAGTAGGTCACGACGACCTTTCCGGAGACGTTCGCCGGGATTGTCACCTTCGCCGGCATGGCGTCCTCGTCGACCTCGAGGTCCCCGGCGTCGACCTCCTCCCCGCCCACGGTCGCGACCAGGTCGTAGACCGAGCCGGTCAGGAGCGGCGGATTCGGCAGATGGAGAACGCGGCCCGCGGGGACCTCGGCCCAGGTCGCGCGGTACTCGGTGGCGACCAGCGTCTGGCCGAGCCGCTTCTCGATGTAGCGGCGACCGGCGGCGATCTTGTCGGCGATCAGCGTGTCGAACTCTGTGAACGCCTCGTTGATCGCGAGCTGGAGCTTCGCCTCGGAGAGCGTCACCGGCTCGGCCTCGGGCTGGGAGATCACGCGGACGGTGTCGGGCTTGCTCACGAGGCGGCCTCCTGGATGGTGGTCGACGCGATCACCTTCGGGGTCACCTGGTCGAAGACCACGCTCCCCGCGAACATGACGTAGGCCGTGTCGTCTTCGCTGCCGGACCCGGAGCCGCCGTCGAGTGTGCCGACCTCGACGGTCCAGACGCGGCGGCCGAACTCCTCGAGGTCGGCCGGGTCGACCGTGGCGACCACGGTCACAACGCCGTCGCTCCCCGTGGCGTCGAACACTTCGAGCAGGATCTCGTCGTCGCGGCTCGTGGCCGTGGCGTAGAGGTCGCCGGCCGGGAGATCCTCGCCGGTGGCGAAGGTGACGATCACCTCCCGGGGGCCCGAGCTGCTGTTGAGGCGAATCACGCGGCTCGTCGATCCCGGCAGGCGGACCTTAGTGGGCATGTCTGGCGCTCCTGGTCTCGACCGCCGGGGCCGCCACGGCCCGCTCCATCCGCCGGTCGCCGGCCTGATCGAGCAGCGGCCGCTGGGTCTCGCGAACCGCGAGGCCATCCTCGACCAGCCGCTCCGCGAGTCCAGAGGTGGCCTGGATCACGACGCCGGCCTTGTAGCCGCGGTAGGCCTTCACGAGGCGGATCGGGTGTAGGTCGGCCACAGGGTCCTCCTGAAACGCAACGGCCCGGCGGAGGCATCCATGCCCCCGCCGGGCGTTCTGCGTGGGGGCGTCGCGAGAGATCAGCTACCCGCCTCGACCAGCTTCGCCACGAACGAGGCGTCGTGGTTGACCAGGCCGAACCGCTGGAGGCCGCGGAACTTCACGGCGTCGGTCGAGAACCCGGCGTGCTCGGAGGCCGAGATCACCAGGCCGTTCGCCTTCACCGCCACCGCGGTCGCCATGGCGAAGTCGCCGTAGAGGGCCAGCGTCCCGGCCGGCAGGCCGAGGCACTTGTAGACCGGGGCGCCCATGACGGTCGGGAGGACCCGCTCGCCGATGGTCGTCGACTGGGAGACGACGCTCGACTTCATCAGGTGCTCCCAGCCGGCGGACGACACGACCCAGGCCGTGTTCATGGCCCGGCTGTCGATCTTGCCGACCACCGAGGCCAGGTCCGCACCGTCGTAGTCGGTGCCGGCCTCGACCTCGTTCGCGCCCGAGACCTCGTCGACCAGGCCGTCGATGCCCTTGCCGACATCGCCCTGGAGCCAGACCTCGTCGACCTTCTTCGCGATCGCCAGACCGAACCGGTTGGCGGCGAGCTGGGCCAGGTTGACCACCGCGGCCGAGTCCTGGATGAGCTCGTTCGAGAAGGACAGGATCCGGCCGGCCTTGTGGAGGGCGATCGTCACCTTGTCGGTGGTGGCTTCGTCCTCGGTCACGGCCTCGTGCTCGTCGAACCACTCGGCCGCGATCTCGCCGATCTTCGGGATCTCCAGCGTGTGGCTGGAGGTCGTGTAGACCTGGGCGAGCTGGAGGCCGACCGACTGGTAGCCGAGAACGTCGATATAGCCCCTGAACAGCTCCGGCGACACGAGCTCGGCGCCCTGGCCGTCGTACGTCGGGCTGGTCTCGCCCATCGCCCGGGCCTCGGCCATGTCGCCGCGGGCGAGGGCCCGCAGGAACCGGCCGGCCTTCTCCGCCGCCTCGGTCGTGCCGAAGCCGCGGAGCGACTTGCCGGCGATGTGGATCGCCGGGCCACGCCGCGACTCGGCCTTCTCGGCCGTCTTGCGGCTGTCGCTGTCGCTGGTGGCGGTCACCTGGCGGAGGGCCGCGACCTTGTCGTCGAGGGCCTTCTCCGCGGCGGCCTCGTTCGCGACCTCGACGGCGCGGGCGGCGCGCTCGTTGAGACGCTCCTCGATCTTCGCCTTCTCGGCGTCGTCGGCGGCCGGCATGGCACGGAGGGTCTCGATCTCGGTGGCGATGCTGGCGGCCTCGTCCTGAAGGCGGAGCTGCTTGGCGGAAGGCATGGGTCGCGTCCTTGCGTGTGGGTGTACGGAGTCCGAAAGACGCCCGCACGATAAGAGCGACCACGCGACCGGCGAAGTTGGCCGCGTTCTACGGTAGGACGTTTTCTCAGCGTGTCGGGCAGCGGCCGTCCGGGCACGCCTCGGGCACTCGGCCCGTCACCCGCGACCGCTTGCAACGGTCACACTGGCAGCGGCAGATCTGCTCGACGCGGCCGTCGGGCTTCCACACTCCGCGGACGCATGTCTGCCCGCAGTCGCAGGCGACCGGCGTCGGGCCCGGCGCCGGTGGTGCCGGGGCCTCGACGAGCATCGACGCCCGGGCGGCCGAGACCGCCGCTGCCGCGCGTGGGTGCTCGAGGTCCGCGGCCTGCGGGTCGGCCGAGAGCCAGGTGAGAAACGCGATCAGCCAGCGCCAGAGCGTCATAGCGTGTTTCCGTTTTCCAGAATCCGGAACCCGTCGCGGTCGACGCGAGCATGGACGACGCGGGTCGTCGGCTCGGCCGGCGGCGGCTCGGCGACAATGGCGATCCACAGGAGGTTCTTCGCGGCCTTGGCGATCCAGCGGAGGAAGGGCCGGTCGGGCGGCGTCGGCGTCGGGGCGGGCCGCGAACTGGTCCACCAGCCGGCGGCGAAGACGATCACCAGGACGAGCATGGTCGAGCGGTTGATCTGCATGGGATCCTCAAAGGGCAAGGCCGAGGGCCGGGGCCGCGTTGGCCTGGTCGGGCGGGGGCGGGGTCAGAACGTCGTTCGAGAGATCGCGCCAGCCGAAGCCGGCCACGGAGCCGACGGCGAAGGAGTCGGGCTGGTTCGCGAGCATTCGCTCGACGGTGGCCCGGCGAACCCAGAACGAGCCCTCTGGCATGTCGGCCGGCCACTTCGGCCCGGAGATCCACCGCGGCCCCCAGGAGTTGAGGCAGAGCAGGGCATCCTCGGGCGAGCCGTTCTTGGCGTAGCGGACCGCCACGAAGGCCATACAGTGAGCCCACTGGCCCGAGGCCTTCGCGTAGGCGTGCTGGTCCCGGACGGACTCGAAGCCGACGAGCGAGCAGACCGGGATCGGGAACCCGGCCTCGATCGCCGCGGCCGCCTCGGCGAACGTCTTGACCATGGCGACGTGCTGGGCCGGGTGCTTCTTCGCGAGCGCGTCGAGCCTGCCGCCGTCACCCTGGCCGCCGTTGCCGTAGGCCCCCCACTGCTTCGCCCGGTCCGGGGAGTAGACGCGGAGGTCGTGCCCGCCGACCTGGTCGCGGTAGACCACGCCCCAGTCCTTGACCCACCTGGCCGCGGCCGCGCCGTACGAGCCGTCGCTCCAGCCGCCGACGGCCGCCTTGCCGTCGCCCGGCTTGCCGCGGGCCTCGACGCGCGAGCCGCCGTAGATCGCCTCGGTGGCCGGGAACGGCGGCGGGTTCGCCAGCCGGCCGGTCTCCCAGTCGACACACTGGGCGATCCAGATCCCATGAGCCCAGCCCCAGGAGACACAGTCCCCGATGCCTTGCCGCTCGACCACCCAGGGCTTCGCGTAGAGGGCCTGGTGGGCCTTGTAGGCGGAGCGGTACAGAAACGTGTCGACGCCCTTGGCCTCGCGGAGCGTCTCGGCTCCGGCGTCGCGGAACATCGGCTCGGGCAGCTCGCGGAGGAACGCGGCCACGCCTTCGGGGTCCGGCCGGTAGCCGTAGTCCGCCTCGCCGTCGAGGCCGAACCAGCCGCCGGCAGGCCGGGCCCGCAGGCCGCCCACGAGGTACGCGGCGGCCACGCCCAGGAGCAGGACGAAGGCCAGGAGGCGAAGGTGGCGGGCGTCAGCGCGAGACATCGGCGGCCCTCGCGATCTCGCGGTAGGCGGCGACCCAGGTCGACCGCTGGGCCGGCGACAGCGGGGCCCCGCTCGTGCCGGCGGTCCGGTCGAGGTACTCGCGGATCGCCTCGCGGGCCCGGGGGTGTTTCTCGCCGAGCGAGACGCCCTTCCAGCGGAGGGCCTTGGCCCGGGTCCGCAGCTCGTCCCACGCCACGCCGGTCCGGATCAGCGGCTCGGCCTGCTGGCCGTCGTGCTCGAGCTCGTCGGCCAGCTCCGCGAAGTGGGCCGACACGGCCGCGGCGTCGGCCGCCGCGTCGGGGCCGACGAACATCCCGCGGAGGTTGATCGCCGGATCCGGGGCCGGGCCGGGGGCGGGCGTCGGCGACTGCGGCTCGGACCGGGCCCACATCACGGCGGCGGCGGCGAGCAGCGCCGCCCCGACCAGGTGACGCCGTTCGATGGTCGGGGCCTTCTCGGCGAAGGCCGCGACGAGATGGCCGATCCGGTCGCCGGCGAACAGGTAGACGGCGGCGGCGACGAGAGCGAGCGTGATCACTTGGACCTCACGAGCGGGAGGAGTTGCTCGATCGCCCCCGACGCCAGGGCCAGGACGAGCGAACGGACGGCGGGCTTCGCGAGCAGCCAGAGCGGGTAGACGGCCAGCGGGACCGCCCGGTCGGCCACGGCGTCGAACAGGTCGCCCACGGCCTCCAGGGCCAAGGCCTTCTTCTGCTCGCCGGTGAGCGTGGTCACCGTGTCGAGCACGGCCACGACCAGGCGGAGGAGGCCGACCATCAGCTCGCCGAACTCCGCCCAGGTGAGGCCGTCGGCGGCCACGGCCCGGGCGGCCGAGACGAACGCGGCGATCTTGTCGAGCAGGCCGACCCGCTCCTCGGCGGCGGCGATGGGGGCTTCGGCGATCACTTGCGCCTCCAGACTGTTTCAGCGGGGACGACCTGGCGGCGGCGTTGCCGGCAGGACTGGCACTCGACGTACTGGACCTGTTCGTGTCCGCACCGCTTCGAGCTCTCGACGCGGCAGCGGCCGCCGCACTTCGGGCAGCGGTTAGCCGGCATGGATCCGCATCCTCGCGACGGCAGCCGCCGCGGCAGCCTTGGCCCCGGCGAGGGTGGAGACCTTGAACGAGCGGGCGGCCGCCGGCGCGGTGTCGGTCGAGACGATCCCCTCGGGGAAGTCGTCGATCCAGACATCGACCTCGACGCCGGCGGCCTTGGCCGCGTCGCGCTTTTGGGTGCCCGTGCCGCAGAGGATCGTCTGGGAGACCTCGAGGTCGCCGAACGCGAGCCGCAGCTCGTGGCGGTTCTCGTCGGTGTCGTCGCGGCGAGTGATGCACACCACGCGATTTCCGCGGGCCACGGCGTCGACGACGAACGACCGCCAGAGGCCCGGGGCCGCGGTGAACGTCCGGTCGTAGTCGAGGGAGATCGTCAGGCCGCGGTCCGCGGTGCGGTGGGCGACCAGCCCGCGGGCGGACTTCCAGAGATCGACGGAGCGGGCCGAGAGCGACGAGGCAGGGTAGGCGGCGTTCGTGACCGGGCTCACGTCCCAGAGCGTCGCGTCGGAGATCGTGCGGAGGATGTTGCCGCGCTCGTCCTCCTCGAACGACTCGCCCTTCGATCCGTTGACCGTGAACGCGAACGACGACCCGAAGATCGTCTTCGTCCGGATCAGCGTCAGGACCTTTTCGGAGTCGGCGGTCGGGACCGGATCGCCTTCGTAGGCGAGGCCCTTGTCGGACTTCTCGATCCGAAGCGTCCCGTTCGTCGTCCTTGCCAGGATCTGGTTCGGGTCGTGGTTGAAGAGGAGAGGCACGTCGACCTTCCGCTTCGCGAGGAACTTGTCGAAGGCCGACGGAAGGAAGACCTCGCGGAAGCCGCCGAGGTCGACGGACTTCGAGTTCCACGGCGGGGCGATCCCGCGGATCTTCGGCGCCTCGCCTTCACGCTGCTCGATCCCCAGCGTGTTCTCGTCGTCCGCGATCGACAGGTATCGGCGCTCAGGCTGGGACATCTTGTCCTCCTTGGTCTGGCGGCGGGTTCGCTCCGTCGACCATCTGCCGGGCCAGGTCGGCCGTCACGGTCGGGAACGCGGACGTGATCAAGGCGACGGCCGCGCTCGCGTCGAGTGTGCCGGCCGAGACCTGGCCGAGGACCTCGAGGAGCGCCGTCACCTGGGCACCGTTGAGGGCGGTCGCGGCCAGGTCCGCCCCGGAGGCGGACGCGGCGAGCGGATCCTCGGAGAGCGTGTCCGTCGAGACCTCGTCGACCGGCGCGGCCTGGTCCTGGGCGACCATCGGATCCGCGGCCGCCGGCGGCGCGTCGGTGGCGGCCGCCGCGTTCGCGAGCGTCGAGAAACCGAGTTGCATGTAGGTCTCGTTCGCGGCCGGATCGTCGAGGAGCGGGAGGTCCTCGAACTCGCGGAGCTCCTGTGGTTTCAGGGCGCCCATGTTGAACAGGGCCTGGTAGAGCTGGACGCGGGCGGCGGTGTCGGCCCGGAGGATCCCGCGGTTGTCCAGGCGGGCGTACACGTCCTCGCCGTAGACCGGCTGGAGGAGCATGTCGAGCGGCCCTTCCATCCGGCGGGCCCACGGGAGAAGCGTCCAGATCTGGGCCGAAAGGTGCTCCTGCTCCACGTTCGACCAGCGGGCCATCTTGTGATCGCCGACCAGGGTCGACGGCACGCCCCAGGCCCGGGCCACGTCCGGGAGGATCGAGTCCCGCAGCTCCTGGTACTGGTTCGCCTCCATCGAGTTGGACTCGATGGGCTTGAGCTGGGTCTTCTTCGGGAGGACCGCGACCGAGCCGCGGTTCTTCGGCCCGCCGTAGATCTCGCGGAGCTGGGCCCGGAGGGCGGCCATGGCCTCGTCGGGGATCTTCTCCTGGAGCTCCATCACCATGTCGGGCCGGGCCGAGTTGGCCCAGAACGACTGGGCCGCGATGTCGAGCTGGCGGGCCAGGGCGATCGAGGTCCCGCAGAGCTCGGAGGGCGCCATGCCGACCAGGCCATTGTCCGAGAGCCACCGCCAATGAATCACCGGCTCGCGGACCGGCTCCCACGCGCCGCTGTCGCCCCAGAACTCGTAGGAGACCGAGTAGTCGCGGTTGCGGACCACGCGGACCCGCGTCGGGTGGAGCGGCCGCAGCTCGGAGCAGAAGCCGCGAGCGCCGGGCATCACGCGGGCGTAGCCGTTGCCGTGGAGGGCGGTCCAGTAGGCGACGAGCTGCCAGAAGTCGAACGCGCTCTGCCAGGTGTTGGGCCGCTTGCGGATGGTGTAGGAGCAGGGGAGGTTTGCGTCCTCCTTGCGGCCGTCGGGCAGCGTCCGCAGGATCTGGACGGGCATGACCGCCACGGCCTGGGCGATCCAGCGGACGACCGCCAGGATCGACGAGACGCGGATCGCCTCGGTGGTACCGATGTCGCTCGCGGAGATCGCCCCGAAGCCGAGCGGCGACCAGACGGAGCGGACCTCGACGGCCTTGGGGGCGGCCCGCCGGCGAGGCGTCCGCCGGGTAGCGGGCTTGGTGGCTGCGGGCTTGCGCGGCATGTGGGGGCCTCGAGGTCCCCGCAATCGTCCGGCCGCCGCCCCGTCCGGCGAAGTCCGCCGGCCGTCAGATCAGCGTGATCCGGTAGTCGTCGAGGCTCGTCGACACGTCGTCCTCGTCGGTGCTCGCGAGGGCGAGGCCGTTCACGAGGGCCGCGATCCCGTCGATCTTCTCCGTACTCTTCGCCTTGTCCGGCTTGATCATGCCGGTCGCGTCGGTGTAGACGCAGACGTTGTTGGCGTTCCACGCCGCGACCGGGTTCCCGCCGTGCCGGAGCCGCTTCTCCACGACCAGGCCCTCGAGCAGCTTGCAAGGCGCGTTCAGGTACGCGGTCCGCTGCGGGATGTCCTTGACCGTCAGGCCCTCGCGTTGGAGCAGGGTCTCCAGGGCCCCGGCCTGCCACGGGTCGACGCCGACGGCCCGGATCTCGTGGGTCTCGCCGTAGGCCACGATGTCGCGGGCGACCGCCTCGTGGTCGAGCCGGTGGCCGTCAGTCACGGTCACCCAGCCGTCCCGGATCCAGGCGTCGTATGGGATCCCCTCGCGGACGCGGTCGGCGACCGTCTCACGCGGGACCCAGTATTTCCACTCGACCGCGTAGGACCCGTCCCGTTCTTTGAACACGAACGCGGCCGCGGTCATGTCGAGGTTCGACGCAAGGTCGACGCCCACCCAGCACGGCCGGCCGGCGAGCCGCTCGGCCGGGCCGGCGGAGCAGGCGGACCAGTCGATCGCGCCCACCATCCAGCGGGAGTCCGCCGCCTGCCAGACGTTCAAGGAATACCGAAGCCACTTCGAGAACTTTCTCGCGTCGGTGCAGGCGTCCTGGTAGTCGGCCGCGAACTCGTCCTCGGGGAACGCGACGCCCATCGACGGATTCGCCTTCCGCCAGACCGTCGGGTCGGAGTAGTCGTCGTCCTCGGCCGCGGCGTAGATCAGGCCGTAGAAGGTCGGGTTCGCCTTCGGGTCCTTGATCGCCAGCTCGCAGTCCTGCCACCAGCGCCAGCCGATCCCGTTCCGGTCGGACCCGGCCGTCGAGATCGAGATCACGAGGCCGTTCGCCGTGCCGCGGGTCGCGTAGATCAGGGCGTCGACCAGGTCGGGCGTCCGGAAGCTGTGGATCTCTTCCAGGATCACCGAGCCGTTCAAGCCTTCGTTCCGCCAGCTGTCAGAAGAAAGGCAGCGTATTTCTTTCCCGGTCTCGCGGTTGCGGATGATGCTCCGCGAGTCGACGACCTCGAGCATCTTGGACAACTTCGGCGACGCCTCGACCGATTGCTTCACCATCCGGTACATCGTCCGGGCCTGGAGCCGGTCGTTCGCCGCGAGGAACACGTCCTGGGCCGGGGCGTGGCAGGTGAGCATGAATTGGGCGAGCTGGCTCATGAGCGAGCTCTTGCGGTTCTTCTTCGGGACGAAGATCCCGGCCCGGCGGAAACGGAGCCGGCCGTCCGGCCGCCGCCATCCGAACAGCGGGCGGAGGACCTGCTCCTTCTGCCACTCGATCAGGTCGATCCGCTGCGGCTCGCCGCCGCGCTCGTCCGGGTGGCGACACAGCGTCGTGATGAACTTCACCGGCGCGGTAGCGGCCGCCTCGTCCCACTGGTACCCGGGCAGGTACTCGGGCCGTTTCGTCGGGTCGGTCGACGCCCCCGGCTTAGGTGCCGCGGATCGAGAGGTTGCGGAGGACCTGGTCCTCCTCGTCGTCGTCTTCTTCGCCACTGGGCAGCTCCTGCGGGATCCGGGCCGCGGCCGCGGCCGTCAGGCCGAAGTCCCTCGCGAGTGTGACGAAGTCCCGCCGCGAGTCACGGAGCAGCTTCGCGACCGGGCTCGCGGCCTGGCCCTTCTCGGTCGCGGTGATCCAGCCCTCGGCGGCGACCTGGTCGGCGAGCTGCTCGATCTCGGCATGGAGGCGGCAGAGGATCGCGAAGGCGTCCACCCGGTCGGCGGTCAGGCGGCCGTCGGCGATCAGGATCGGGGCGGTCCGCTCCCAGAACGCCAGGGCGAGCGGGACCTTCTGGACCGAGGCGGTCGGGGCGATGTCGCCGGCCGGGGCCGTCGGTGTCTTGCGGTACATGGTGTTTCTCCGCCGCTTGGTCTCGCTGCTCCCAGGCTGCGGGGCTGGCCCTCGGCTTCCCATTTTTCAAAACTCCCCATTAATTCGCGCAGAGGGCTCTCGGGGCTAGGGACAAAATGGCAGTTTTCCGGCCGACCCCACCCCCCTCGGCGACGCCGCCGGGCGTCACAGGTAGCCCTTCGCCCCCTGCTCCCGCCGCGTCTTGCGCCCATGGCACGACGAGCAGCGGCAGGCCAGGTTCGCGTCCGCGTCCGTCCCGCCGTCCTCGAGCGGGATCACATGGTCGACATGGGCGTCGGCCCCATAGCAGACGCGGCGGCAGTCGCGGCAGGTGTAGTCGTCGCGGGCCAGGATCCGCTCGCGCTTCGCCCGCCACTCGCTCGAGGTGTAGTGGGCCCGCTCCTTCGTGTGCGTGTGTTTCACGCGGTGCGGCCGCCAGCGTTCGACGCGGTCAGGCATGGCTCACGGCATGACGGGGAGCACGGCCTGATAGACGGCCTCGGTGATCTCTTCGACTGCGCCGCTGGAAAGGAGTTTCGGGAGCATGGAGGCCGCCGGCTCCCATTCACAGAACATGTCCTTGAGCGGCAGCACGATGCGGCCTACTTGGTCTCTAAGGGCCGACTCTGCCGGCGGTATGCAAGTCTGCGTACCTGTGTCGTTTGGTAGGCCCCAGGCGGCATCGAGCGTCGCGCGGACGTTTTCGTATACGGCGTCGTCGTTGCTTCTGAAAAATCTCATGAAACGGAGATTCTCCATTTTGCAGACAGGTAGCGCCGCACGCGGACAATCTCGGCGCTCGTCAACGCACGATTCCACACCAGAACCTCCCCGATTCGCCCTAGGAGCGCATTCGACACGGATAATCCATTAGCGAGCGCCAACTTTGTTGGCGAGAAGCCGAGGGCTTTTGTGTATGTCGCGCCACTGACGCCGTTCGCGACACATCTCAGCGTAGACCCATCGTGATGGGACTCGCCAATCACGGAAGCGCCCTGCGCGATCGTCATCGACGACCGATAGCCGCCGTCGAAGTACGACCCGATCCTGAACGTGCTGTCGTTCGGCAGGAGCAGCGGTATATAAACCGCGTTCTGCGTGTCGCTCTCCTGCGTTACGATGCGACCGAAGCTCGTGTATGTTTCGGCACGAAACACGGCGAACGTACTCTGGGCCGTGATGCTGTAGGAGGCAGTCGCGATAAGAACGTCGCCATTGTCTCCGACGATGGCGTTCCTATCGTTGATCGTCCCGATGAGTGGCTGGGCCGACCCGACGGCCTGGACAGCGTTTCTTCCGTTCCCGGTCACGTCGGCCAGCGCTGATATAGCGCTGCCGTTGAGCGTGACCGACGTGGAGTTTGATGGGTCCCACCATGCGAATAGCCCCGGTATCGTCCGCGGGTCGAACTGCTTCGCACGAAATGCCAAGCGCTGCCAACGGCTCACAAGATCCTCCACCGCGAGATTGCGGAGGAGTAGGTGAGCACGGCCGAGCCGCCGTCGGCCGGAAGGACGTAGTCTCCGCCGGTCGAGTTGCGGAACTGGTTCGCGGCCGTGCTCGAGGCGCTCTCATGTTTGAGCGTGATCGCCGAGCCGCCGCTGGCGTTGACGTTGATCACCAGCCGCATCGCCCCGTCGACGCTCGGGGCGACCAGCCCCGTGATGTCGATCGCCGTCGAGCTCGACAGGCGGATGATGTCGCACGTCCCCGGGTCGTAGTTGTTCTGGCTGGTCGACAGGCTCCCGGGCGTGACGATCACGGGGTTGATCGCGTCGCTGCCGCCCGTCTGGTGGGTCGAGGCGTGGGTCCCGAGCCGGGCCGCGGCCACGGTCCCCGAGGTGATGTCGTTCCCGGAGTGGGTGTGAGCCAGGTCGCGGATCGCCCCGAGTGTGATCTTCTCGGTCGTCGTGCCGGCCGCGTTCGTCGCCGGGACGACCGAGTTGGCGTTCGCCGTGCCGGCCGGGAGCTGGGAGATCTTCACGTCGGGCATGGATCAGGACTCCGTCCGGAGGAAGTGGCCGTTCTCGGCCTGGAGTTGGTGGCCGTTCTCGGCGAGGATCGTGTTCGGCGACGCCGGGGCCCGCCGGAGCTGCTTCCGGAGGAGCGACAGGATCCGGAGGTTCCTGGGCGGCGAGCGGCGCGGTGGCGGTACTCGTGGCATGGTCAGAGTCTCGCCGTGTCGTCGTCACCGGCGAAGTCCGGGAGCGGCTTCCAGGTGGGGTTCCACGCTTCCAGGGTCCGCTCGGGCGTCCACGTCGCCCGCAGGGCAGCGGCCCGGGCCGCGATCTCCGCCCGGTCGAGGTCCTGAAACGCCCCGCGGCCACCGCCACGGCCACGCCCGACCCGAAGGTCCCGGAGCTGGTCGGCCATGCGGGTCCGGAGGAGCGAGTAGGACACGCCCGCGGCCTGGGCCGCCGCGACCTGGGTCGCTCCCGCCGCGATCATGCGACGGACGAGCATCTCCTGCTGCCTCGTGAGCAGGCGTCTCCCGTTCGGCTTGGCCGGCCGCGTCGCCACTACGCCCTCCGCACCGTGACCACGGTCCGGGCCTGCTCGCCCTTGGCGGCGTAGCGCTTGCGGACCCGGCCGTCCACGACCTGGTCGTCGTCGACGAACACGGCCCCCGAGGTCTTGATGGCGTCGGAGACGCCCTTGCCGAGGTTGTCCCAGTCACACCGCGGCGGCCACGCCGGGGCCGTGGAGCGTGGCTCCCCGGTCTTCGTCAGGTGTGACGGCGGCCTGGCGAAGATCGCCTCGACCTCGAGCACGACCGGCCCGTCGGTCCGCACCCAGCCGCCTCGGGCCGCGATCTTGGCCGCGAGCTCCACCGCCTGGCGGTAGGCGTGGATCGCGTGGTCCTTCTCGACGTAGGCCCGGCCGCGGCCTCCCCAGGTGGAGATCTTGGGGCGAGGCTGCGGGACCGGGGGCCCGGGGATGGTGAACGTGATCGCGTCCATGCCCCGGCGATTGGACGGCGTCCACGCCACGAGTCCAGGCTACTGGACGGCCTGGAGCGCCGCGGCCCGGGCGTCGACCTCGCTCCAGGGCATGTCGACCCAGTAGGCCACGGCCACGACCTCGATCAGGTACGCGGCGGCGACGAGCTGCTGGAGGTCCTGGAGCTGGTCGATCCGCTTCGCCGTGATCCCGTCGGACCAGGTCGCCCGGAGGAAGGCGGTCCCCTGGTAGCCGTCGATCCAGATCTTTTCGGGGATGTCGGCCTTCGCGGTCACGCGAAACGCGACGGCGGCCATCTCCGCGAGCTCGGTCTTGTCGATGTCCACCACGGCGTCCTCCGCGGGCATTGTCGGCCGTGTGGGTCAGGCGACGAAGTTCAGGCGAGGCGGGCGAGCAGGCCGCGAAGGGCGGCGAGCGTGTCGGTCACGTTATCCATCAGATAATCAGCGAAACCGCCTGGACGTTGTGCATATCGCAAGCGGCGCGGCGTGTTATACGGGGCCGTAGAAACACTGGTTCGCTGGCTACTTCTTGGGGCTGGTGTAAAGCGGCACAACCTTCCCCTCGTCGCGGGAATCCCGCTTGTATTCGGTCGCCTCTTTCTTGGTGTCGAACACCAAGCCGAGACGCTTCCCCTCCATGACTCCCCACGCTATCGGCCGGTGCTTCGTTTTTGCCATCGCTTCTCCTCCGGTGTCTTTCTCATGCGATACGCCAGCGAACCAGCGGATGCAGCGGACTCGCGATTCCGTCTGCGGGTGTAGTTTCGTCAGCGGTCGCGAGCCGCTGATCCTGCGTGTTAGGTGCCTCAGTCGAACCCGCCAGAACACCCCGAGTCGTATGACCCAGAATCGTATGAGCCGCTGTCGTAGCCGCTGCTGCCAGAGTCATACGAACTTCCAGAGTCGGTGCTGCTATCGTAGCCACCGCCACTTTGATGGCAGCCGGAATCGCTCGCCTCTGGCACGGCCCTGTCGTTCTCGGAGGTGTTCATCGCGTCACCGATGATCCCACCGACAATGTTGCCACCGATGACCCCGCCGAGAATCCCGTCATTCAGTGCGTATCCAAGCGCGATGGAAGTTGCCATCCCGTCATCCTGCGGTGTCGGGCATTGAACTATCCGCGACTGCTGCGGCTTCTTTTTCTTGAACCATCCAAACATAAAGCACCTAACCAGCGGATGCAGCGGACTCGCGATTCCGTCTGCGGGTGTAGTTTCGTCAGCGGTCGCGAGCCGCTGATCCTGCGTGTTAGGTGGCTACTTGGCGTCCGTTGGTGGGGCAGGGAGCGGCATCCAATGTGTCGGCTCCTTCAGTTCAAAACCGTTTCCGTCTGTCCACTTTGGCCGCTCGTTTTCGTCCAGGTGATGAAAAACAGCAAAAGCCACCCCGAGCGAGCGATCCTCAAATGCGACCAGCAACTCAGTTTCATCATTCGGCCATCGCTCGCTCACCGGAATCCACTCCCCACTCATATTCGCAATCCTCCGTTTCGCGTCGTCTTTCGCATACGATACGCCAGCGAACCAGCGGATGCAGCGGACGGCTGCGCCGCCGCTGATCCTGCGTGTTCGCTGGCTACTTGGCGTCCGTTGGTGGGGCAGTATCGCCGGTGCCGCTGCCATCCCGACTAGCAGCAGACGGAGTTCCCCCGCTTGCTGACACCGCATGTGGCGGACGTTCATCAGGTGAGTCGGCTGTCGCCGCCGGCGCGGCGTCTAGATTTGTTCGCTCCCGCTCGCGGAGCATGGCGTCGGCCCATAGGTAGGCGCGTCCGACGATGTAAGGCATCGCAAACTCGTCATCGACCTCCGGGTACAGCAGCCCCGTCAACGCCGCTGCGGCGAAGTGGTCGCGGTCAGTCATGTGTCGCCCTCGTCGAGGTCCACGCCCGACCGGGCAGGGGCCACCTCGGCCCCCGACCCGGCAGGCTGTTCGTCAGTTCTCGTATCGGATCACGGCGTAGTAGCGCCCGTTCGCGCCGCGGACCACGGCCTTCTCGCGGATCGCGTAGCGGCCGTAGTAGCAGCAGTTCCGCAGCGCTTCCTCGGGCGTCGAGCCGTAGCCGATCCCTTCGCGGCACCCGGCGCCGCCACGGTGGCCGAAGCGGCCCGTCCGGGCCATGTAGGCCGCGTCGTCCGCGGCGGTCGTGCGGACCACCGTCCGCGAGTAGTGACGGTCGGCCCGGGCCTCGGTGGCGACGGCGAGCACGGCGAGCAGGAGCAGGATCCGGATCATGGGTAGGGTCCTCGAGGTAGCCCGCCGGTCCATCGGCGGCGCGTGCGGTCAATCGTGGCGGATGGGGGCCGCGAGTCTAGGCGGCGCCCTCCGCCCGCAGCTTCGCCGACTCGGTGTTCCCTGCCTCAGACTGGACGGCCGGGCCGTCAGGCAAGGTCCGTCCGTCCTCACGGGTTCTTGAGGAACCCTTGAGGACAATTGAGGAATAGGGCGCACAGCCTGTGCGCGCGCCGGACACACCCTGTGCGCGCTCCGGACACTGGGTGTGCGCGTCGCGCGCACCCACGGTGTCCGGGGTGGACACGGTGTGTGTCCGGGGGGCGCACACACTGTGTGTCCCTCCCGCGCACGGCTCGTGCGCGCTCTTTTGGGGGGTGATGAACTTGTATTTTTGTCGCTTCCCTGGCTCGCACGGACCGGCCGCGATCACGCCGCAGGCGATGAGCTGGGCGAGGCCGCGTCTTATGGCCGTCGGTTGGACTCCGGCCGTTTTTGCTGCCCCCCGGGCCGAGATCCTGAACACGCAGGTCTTGTAGTCTGCCCAGCACAGGGCGAGCGCAAAAACAAGCCGCCCCTCGGACCTAATCTTTCCAAGGGCTCCGCTGCGGATGATCGCCTCGTGACGCCTCCGCATTTCGCCCCTGGCGCTCGACTGCTCTTTTTGCGTCACATTGCCCCCCAGTCGTCAAAAGCCGCGTCTCGCGAAGTCTGAGCGTCCGTGAAGGTCTGGAGACGCCCGTCGAACGTCGTGACGATGTCCTCGCACGGCCCGTGCCGGTTCTTCTTGCAGGCCCAACGAACGTGCCGGAGCCCGTTCTGGTCTTCGTCCTGGTCCGGCACGCCAAGGAGCAGGATGTCCGCCGCGAAGTCCAGCTCGCTCGACTCCTTGCCGATCGCCCCGATCCGGGTGTCGCCAGAAACGCCCTTGGCGATGTTGCTCACGCAGACCGTGGCGACCTCGTGCTCGAGAGACAATCGGCGGAGCCGCTTCACGATCCCGTCGATCTCGGCACGGCGGTCATGGGCGCCGTCGAGCTCGACGAGCTGGACGTAGTCGATCACCACGACCCGCGACTTCTTCTCGATCACTGCCTGCTCGATCTTCTGGATCGTCAGAGGCGGGTTGACAAGGGACAGCCTGTCACCGACTGCCGCCGCAAGGTTGTAGCCGGCGCCCCTTGCCAGGTCGGTCCTTTGGTCGGCCGAGGACATCGTCACCTTGTGCATGGTGCCCCGTGTCGACCAGTGGCAGATAGCCCTCCGCGCCAGGGCTTCTTTTCGCATCTCCCCGAGGCACCAGACCACGTTCAGGCCCTGGTCGAACTCCAGGGCACCGAGAACGAGCTGGAGCGCAAGAGCCGACTTTCCGACGGACGGCGGCGCCGCCACGACGAACAATCCTCCGACGGGCAATCCGCCTCCGCCAAGCCTATCGACCGGCGAAAACCCAGTCGAAACTACTGGAGTTTCCGTCATCCTGGACCACTCGTCGACCGCGTCCATGAGTGTGTCCATCCGCTCGGCGTTTTCGACGTTCGATGCGGCGTCTTGAACAGCCTTCGTCGCCGCCACGATGTCGGCCGATGACGCCTCCGGGTCATTCACGGCCGCCTGTAGGTCGCTCGCGGCATCGGCGACCAGGCGGCGTTTCCAGGCTGATCGGATCTGCCATCCGTATCGATCAACACCGAGGCTGTAGCCGAACCGACACGATCTCGACCGAAAGATCAGGTCGACGATCAAGTCTTTACAGGCCATGTACCGAGGCTGCGCCACAAGGTCCGACATCGTCGGCTTTTGTTCTGCCGCCAAAGCTCCGCAGACGGAGTCATAGACATCGCGAGCCGTGTCGCCCGAGAACGAGTCTCGCGGTACGAGCCCAGACACAACTCGTGCGCGGTCTGGGTCGTCGGAGAACAGCTCGAGCAGGCCGGCGAGGTAGTCGTGTTCTGCCTGGTTGTCGTTCACTGGATAGGCTCCACTATGTAGTCGACCCGCTTCCCTGCCTTTTCGCTCAAAGCGTCGCGAACTAGGGCCCTAACTTCGCTGCGCATCAAATACGACGCGCCCGCGCCAGCCGCCATAGATACAACGAGCACATCTCCCCTCCAGGATGCGCCGGGCGCTGTCTCCAGAATGTCTTTAGCAAGCCCAGGGATATCGACAGACTGAAGCAGATCCCAGGCGCTTGGCAGCAGTATTTCCCGCCTTCCCGACAGAAGACGCCCCTTGAGTTCTGCCCACGACACGCCGTCCTTGCGGAGTGCGACGACGGCGTCGACGAACAGTTCCGACTCTCGGGTCTCGACCGGGTCTTCGTTCGTCCGGCCGTGCGTGAAGTCGTGGCATGCGTTACACCACCCAGCCAGGTCCTCGAGCCGCTCGTTGTACTTTCTGGCGTATGTCAAATGATGAACGCACTGCATCTCATTTGTGTCACACCTCTCGCATATGCCATCACACCTGTCACGCACGGCGTTACGAAGTAACGCCCACTCCCGGCTGCACAAGTAGGCCGCGTACTTCTCGCGGTCGTCCTTGATGGATCTCCAGTCGCTCACTTCACCCTCCAAAGCCTCGCCCCGCTCGTCCCGTGGCCCTTCCGCCTGGCCGCGAACCCGACCGCCTCGATCAGCCCCCTCCGGGCCAGCGTCCCGAACACGGCCCCGAACGCCCGGGCGTCGTGCGGGACCAGGCCCAGCTCCTGGACGCGGTCGACGAGCTCTTCGCCCGACATCGGCCGCCCCGCCTCGCGGAGCAGCTCGAGCACGACGGCCCGGGCCGCTTCGGCGTCGAAGCCGGCGGCCTGGGCCTTGGCCTGGCAGGCAGCGGCCGCGGCCTCGCCGGCCCGCCGGGCCGCGGCGAAGAGCGGGAGGGATTCGATCGCTTCGAGCGTGGTCTGGATCATGGTCTCGTCCTTGTGTGGTGCCCCGTCTCGTGGGGCGGCCGGCAGACGCCCGCGTCGAGAGGGCCGCGTCGTCTGCTGCCGGTGTTTTGTCGCGACCGCCGGCGGCGCTCTCCCCGGGGCCGGTGTGAGCAGCCCCTGCGGCCGGGAGCGGCCTGGCAATTTCAGTCCCCCGTGTAGTGCAGCGGGCCTATCGGCCCGAGCTTCTGGTCGATCACCTCGCGGCCCCAGCGGACGGAGAACGCCTCCTGGCACGCCTCCGCGTCCGCCTGCGGCCGCCGCCGGTACATGGCGGCCATGCTGACCTGATTCCGGATCCCGGCCGCCTCGTGGCTGCTCGTCGCGGACAGGATCCGCTCGATCGCCGCCTCGGTGGGCCACTCGCCGGCCGTCTCGATGCCACTCATGGGTCGCTCCTTAGAACGGGATGTCGTCTTCGGGCACGTTCGACGCGGCGTCGGCCTTCTGCGTCGGCGTCCGCTTGGCGACCGGCTTCGCCGCCGGGGCCGGATCGGCCGCGGAGAAGCCGCCGACGTTGCAGAACGTCCGCCCCGAGTTGCCGACCTTGTGGTAGACGCG